CATCGTCTGCAACGTGGACAGGCTCTAACGCTACCGTAACAGTAACTGCTGCTTCAGACATATTTACATCGTCTGCAACGTGGACGGGCTCTAACGCCACTGTTACTGTAACTACTGCTTCAGACATATTTACATCGTCTTCAACGTGGACGGGCTCTAACTCCACTGTTACTGTAACTGCTGCTTCAGACATATTTACATCGTCTGCAACGTGGACAGGCTCTAACGCTACCGTAACAGTAACTGCTGCTTCAGACATATTTACATCGTCTGCAACGTGGACGGGCTCTAACGCCACTGTTACTGTAACTACTGCTTCCTCCGAGTTTACATCCGGTAGCACCTGGATTGGTTCTAGTGGAACAATAAGTGTCGCAACAACATCGGATATATTTACACCCGGACTCTCTATTTGGAACGCAACCAGCGGAACCGTTAATATTAACGCTACCTCTGGTTCTTTCTCGGGTTTGTTTGTTTGGAGTGGATCTTCAGCAAATGTCAGTTTCTCAGTAAATTCCGGTGAGTTTATTGGTGATTCAATATGGTCTGGTTCTCCCGTATTTGTTAATATCGTTGGGTCGTCGCTTGAGTTCACGTCAAATGTTACTTGGAGCGGTTCTCTTGCTTCCATAATTTTATCAACAACAAGTGGACTCTTTTCTTCAGACGTCGTTTGGTCAAGCGGTTCCGCTTCCATCCTTATTTCCCCAGAGTCTTCAACATTTGTTGGGACTGAAATCTGGAGTGGATCTACTGGCGAAATCTTCATAACGACCATTAGCGGAGAATTTGTAATTCTTGATTCTCTTTGGGTTGGCGGAAATGCATTAATAACTTTTTCCGGAAATTCTAGTCTCTTCTATGAAATAATCGTAACACCGGAGCAAATACTAAATTACTACGAACCAAAACCGACTCAATATAAAGAGAACGCTTTATTTACACACTATGAGATTAGACGTCCACTCATTGAAGATACGCCTATTTTCAACTACTTTGAAAACAGTGAATTACGCTTAAAAGAAGGAGATCGAATTTCATGAATGTCATGAATGTAATTACCTATAGAAAAGACGCCGAACTTCCTTCGTTAAGCTTTGCCTGGTATGACAGTAACGGTAATCTTATTGATTTCTCTACCGGGTATACGTTCGAATTGAAGTTAGTTTCAAAGAAGACCGGTGTCGCCGCTATTACTAAAGTTAGTGGCATTATTGGCGACGATGTTAAACCAAACGTTGTTGCCAACTGGGGATCAGGCGAATTAAATCAAACCCCGGGACAATACTTTGTTCGATTAAAAGCAACAAACGTGATGGGCGACCGTTACTTTTCTCCAGATAATGAGCCAATTATCAAGATTATCGGTTGAGAGGGCTTATGTTAAGGATTATTGTTCCTGGAGAAGAAGTTTATGACGAAAACACAGAGACCTTTCTGACCATTGGCGACACTGTTGTCGAACTTGAGCACTCTCTTTTGTCATTGTCAAAATGGGAGTCAAAATTTGAAAAACCCTTTTTGTCAACCAAAGATAAAACGACAGATGAAACACTAAGTTATATAGAATGTATGAATCTCACTCCAAATTTCTCTAAAGAGTCATTCAACCTCTTTTCTAAAGAAAATTTTGAAGAAATAAACGATTATATTAACGCTAAAGAATCGGCAACAACTTTTGGTATGATGCCCGAAACTAAAGGTAAGGGCGAAACCATTACATCCGAGTTAATTTATTACTGGATGGTTGCGTTTAACATACCTTTTGTCTGCGAATCGTGGCATTTAAACAGACTCTTTTCTTTGATTAGAATCTGCAACATAAAACAATCCAAACCAAAGAAGATGAGTCGAAACGAGTTGGCGCAAAGAAACGCTCAACTAAACGCACAACGAAAAGCTGCTTTGGAAACCTCGGGATAGGACAACACAATGCAAAGTAGTCATCACACAAAACAATTGATTGTAACCGATCAGACAAAACTAAAGAAAAACCAGAAACCCGAATATGTCGCGTTATTTGACGCTAATGGACAGCCAATAAGTGTTTCGGGTGGCGGCGTTGGCGGCGGAACCGGTCCCACTGGTGCAACAGGTCCTCAGGGTCCTATTGGTCCTCAGGGCCCCCCAGGTCCTCAGGGTCCTACGGGTCCTGCCGGTGCTCAGGGTAATACTGGTGCCGCTGGCGCTACTGGTTCCACAGGTCCTCAGGGTCCTACCGGTCCTCAGGGTCCTACAGGTCCTGCGGGTGCTGCTGGTTCTGCCGGAGCTACCGGTTCCACGGGTCCTCAGGGGCCGACTGGTGCAACGGGTCCAACGGGACCAACCGGAGCAACTGGTGCTGCAGGAACCCAGATCCTTCAAGGTAATGGTGCGCCGTCAGCGGGTTCTGGTGTTCTTGGTGATTATTATATCGACAACGCTTCTTCTGGTGTTCTTCTTTACGGCCCAAAGACTGGTGCTGGTTGGGGAACTCCTGTTGAAGTTAAAGCCCCATCGCCTGGTGGTGGAGGCGGAGTTGTTATCGGTCCGTTTGGCCCAACACAGGACTTTTCGGCCGGCTCCACGTTGTCTTCTGTCGGTATGGTACAGGATCGAGGGACGCTTTCTGTTGTTTCTGGCGCATTAAGAGCTGGTGCCGCATCTACAGAGTGTGTTGGGTATTACGACTACGACACTCAATCTAATGACTGCTTTACCGAAGCTGTTTTTACATTTACAACAACTACCGTTGGCACTTATGCCGCAGTTGCAGCACGTCATAACACATTAACACCATCCTCTTTCTATATGCTTCAGACAAACGGCGCTGGAACCGGCGTTCGCCTTGTTAAGTCTATTGATGGTACTGACACACAGTTGGGTTCAGATGCAATTATCGCCTTGGCTTTGGCTACTCCTCATACTTTCCGTATTGAATGTGTTGGTACAACTATTCGTGGTTTGGTGAATGGTACTGAAGTTCTTTCGGTTACGGATTCGTCCATTGTCACCGGGCGTTTTGGCGCAATTAAGTTGTTTGTTCCAACAACAGTGGCAAACGCCACACTTGATAATCTCACAGTCGGAGTCACTCAGTCTGCCATCACAGAAACTTTTGTTAGTGGAACAACAGCAGCCGATGCCGATTTTACAATGGCCACCGGTTCGCTTGTTATTGATGCTGGTAGATTAAAAGTTGGTAGCATTGGTTCTGTTGCTCTTGCTGCACACACAACGGTGTTAGCATCTTCTAACCACTATGTTCAGGCCGACTGTGTTATTGGCGCAACTGATACGGGAGCCTATTGGGGAATTACTGCTCGTCAGTCGGTTGATAACGGCACGTTCTATTGTGTTTGGACGCAGGGTAGTCGAGGTGTTGTCGAGCTGGTTAAGAGCGTTGCGGGAGTCATCACAAGTCTCGCGACATATTCTACCGGCTGGGCATTAAACTCGACACATACAGTTCGTCTTGACTGCAACGGAACAACCATTAAGGTGTTCTTGGATGGCGTCCAGAGAATTTCTGTTTCGGACAGCGCTATTTCCACAGGAACTAAGGTTGGGGCTCGAATTACTGCCGCAGCTAGCACCACATCAATGCAGTATGACAACTTCCGAGCTGATATTGTCGTCTCTGGCGGTGGTGGCGGTGGTGGCGGTGGAACTCCGGTTGGTGTTGTGTGGTCGGACGAGTTCAACTCCGGTCCATTTGAAATGTCCAACCCCGGCCAGACTCGTCTTTGGAGACCAAAGGAAGATGCAGATCTTTCGGTTGGTTATGAAGATTATGCCGGCCAGAACTGGAACATCAACCCATATCAAGACCCTGGGTTTAGTCCGTTTAACATAGTTACCGATGGGCCAGACACATTCCTCCGCATTACATCGCAGCGTAGACCAGCTGGTCTTGATGCAAGAACCGGGGAAGCGTGGGTTGGCGGCTACATGCTTACCGACCCCGCAGTAAGAACATTCACTTATGGGTACTTTGAGACGCGTATCCGCTTCAATCAGCTTGGAGCAGGTATGTTCCCAGCGTGGTGGTTGTATGGCACAGGAAACACCAACGAGATCGACATCTTTGAAATCTTTGGTGGCACCGATGGTCAAATGTATGCAACCATTCACTCGGGTGGTAGTGGCGAGAACGTGTTTAACTACAACACAACCCCAACAGCTTGGCATGTGTATGGCTTCGATTGGCAGCCTTCGCATCTTCGTTGGTATCTTGATGGCGTATTAATTCACACTTATACTGGTGGTAAGCTTGGGGCGTTCACAACGCCCATGTCCCTGCGACACAACTTCGCCATGACACCTACGTCTTGGTCTGGCGTGCCTAACGGTGGAACTCCGTCGCCACTTCATATGGATATTGACTACACTCGGTATTGGTACACAAAGCCCTGATGGGTTTTTAGAAATCGTCAAAATAGGAGTAAATTATGGCACTAATAACTTGGGATCAAATAGGTGCTCGTACTTATGAGCTTGGTGTCGATAGAGGGGTGCTTTATCTCCCTGGAATTGGCGCTGTACCTTGGAACGGCCTGAAAAATGTAACCGAAAAGCTTGATCAGTCAATTAACCCCGTGTTTTTTGATGGAACAAGAGTTAACGATATTCCAGTTACCGGTACGTATTCCGCAACAATTAAAGCCATAACTTACCCTGACGAATTTCTTGAGTTTGAAGGCCACGCTCAAATAACGGATGGTGCGTTTTTTGGTGCCCAGAGAGCAAAACCGTTTGCTTTAAGTTATCGCACTTTAAATGGGAACGACACTGAAGGCATAGACTACGGATACAAATTGCATGTTATTGTGAATCTTACTGCAATTCCATCCGACAAAGCTTTTGAAACCATGAGCGTAAATAACAACATTGTTGATTTTAGTTGGAACATAACCGCTTCGGCCGAGACAATTCCTGGCTTTGGTAACGTTTCACATATGGTTTTTGATTCTACAAAAGTCCCCCCGGCACTTTTAACCGATATTGAAGAAGTTCTTTACGGTACAGTTTCTGTCGATCCAACCTTTTCAAATCTTAGTCAACTTCATCTTTTGCTTCGTCAGTATTATCCATTAGATGTTAGTTACAACGACGACCCAACAAATGTTGAAATGTTACTTGTTGGTACAACGCCGAACGGTTTGATTTCAATTGATGCTGACACCTTCTCTATAAACAACCCAAACGCCTGGTTCATCGCAAGAGAAACCTACCAAGTCGAAGACTTTAGCTAAGGAAAACTATGACTACAATTATTAGCTATACAAAAGCAAAGATTGATAGCCTTTTGGCTGCAGTAAACTCATCAATCACAGGTATAAACAATAGTATTACTGCGCTTAATAAGATGGGGTATGTTGCCGAAGTTGCTGGATCAGCCCACACTGGTATCGGGACATCTTTAACAACAATTAACAATGCATATCATGGTTTTACGGCTGAAGCAGGTCGTCGGTATAAAATTACTGCGGTTGTGCACGCACGCCAAAGAACATCGACAGGTTTAGTAACAGTTGTTATTGCCAACACAACAACCTCAATATGCCCAGAGTTTAGTACAACTGTTGCAACCGATGCCTATGCGACAATAACTGTCTCCACAACACATCTTCCTGGTGCAGTTCCGGTCACATATGGTATCCGAGCAAAAACATCAGCAAACACAGTCGACATTACAGCCGGCGCAATTCTAATAGTTGAAGACATTACGTAATAGTCAAAATGGGAGGTGAATTTTGTTATCAGCATCTAGTTCCGGATCATTTGCACGCTTTGAAAAGTTTCTAAACACAAATCGTTCAAACCAAGCATATTCTAATTTAGATCACTTTGGAAAAATTGGTGTTTCTGCTTTAGCAAAGGCCACCCCCACAGAAACAGGAAAAACCGCTTCTTCTTGGCGTTATAAAATTATTCAGAAACGTGGTCTTTATGGTATTGAATGGTATAACGATAATGTAAACGAGGGCGAAGTAATCGCGTTGCTTATTCAATACGGTCATGGCACCGGAACCGGTGGATACATTGAAGGTATTGATTACATTAATCCCGCCATAAGACCTATATTTACTAGTATGATCGACGACGTATGGAAGAAGGTTACACAATGAGTACTAGCGTCGAAAGCAAAATTGTTTCTGTATATTTTGATAACGCTTCTTTTGAAAAGAACATTGCTGCCACAATCGCAAGTCTTGGTAAACTTAAGACATCTATTGAGGGTACAAACATAAAGAGCGGTCTTAATGATTTAAATACAGCCTCGCAGGGAATTAATTTAAATCCTGTGGCTGCCGCTGTTGATGGTATTAGTGCAAAGTTTTTAGCTCTTTCGACAATTGCTATAACCGTTTTGTCTAATATCGTTAATAAAGCAGTTGATACTGGAATTGCGTTAGCTAAGAGTATGACCCTGCAGCCTTTAATGGAAGGTTTCCAGGAGTACGAAACAAACATTAAATCTATTCAGACCATCCTTGCCAATACAAGCGCTGATGGTACAGATTTGAAAGATGTTACCGCAGCACTTGATGAGTTAAACACATATGCTGACCAAACCATCTATAACTTTTCTGAGATGGCTAGGAATATTGGTACTTTCACTGCTGCCGGCGTCGATCTTGATACTGCAACTGGCGCAATTAAGGGTATTGCAAACCTGGCCGCAATTTCTGGGTCAAACTCGCAGCAAGCGTCAAACGCTATGTATCAGCTTTCGCAAGCTATCTCTACAGGCACACTTAAGCTTATTGACTGGAACTCTGTTGTTAACGCCGGCATGGGTGGCGAGGTTTTCCAAAAAGCTTTGTTTGAATCAGGTAAAGCTCTTCAAACAATTAAAGGTGTAGCAATTGACACTACCTTTGAAGAGTGGACATCCGCAGGCAACTCGTTCCGAGCTTCTCTCGAGCAGGGTTGGTTAACAGGAGAAGTCCTTACCAATACTCTTGCTGGTTTTACTGGTGATCTTTCAGAAGCGCAAATTCTTTCAATGGGTTACACCAGGGAACAAGCCGCTGAGATCATGAAGATGGGTGAAATTGGCCAAGACGCAGCCACAAAAGTTAAAACTTTAACCCAACTTATTCAGACGGTCAAAGAAGCTATCAGTTCCGGTTGGTCAAAGTCGTTTCAGATCATATTTGGTGATTTCAATGAAGCCAAAGAGTTATTTACCGGTATCAGCGAAGCCGTTGGCGTTATGGTTGGCGATTCGGCTGATGCTCGGAACAACATGCTCGAGAGTTGGAAGCAAATGGGTGGGCGTACGTTGCTCATTCAAGGACTTAAAGACGCTTTCATTGGTCTTGCGTCTATATTTGAACCAATTCGAAACGCGTTCAGAGACATATTTCCAAAGACAACCGTAAAAGATCTTTTAGTTTTAACAACTAAGTTTGCTTCATTCACGAAATCTTTAAAGATATCTGGGTATACCGCTTTCAAATTACATGCTATATTTAAAGGGTTCTTTTCGATTCTTGAAATTGGTTGGGAAGTAATCAAGAACGCCGGACGAGCTGTTAGTGAGTTGTTTAGCTACTTCACAGATGGCGGAGACGGTATTCTTTCTCTTGGTGAAAAGTTTGGCACGTTCTTCAGCGATCTTAACGATCGTCTTGTTGAGGGTGGCGGTATTACAGCCTTCTTTGATGGTCTTATTGAAGCCGTTAAAGATCCTGCGGTCTTCATCGACAAACTTAAGGCAAAGTTCAAGGCGTTCTTTGAAGGAATCGATTTTGGTAGCATAGAAGGTGTTTTCGAGGCAATTACTCGAATCAAAGACTCAATTATCGAAGCTATTTCTGGTTTTGATCTTGGGATATTCGAAGGCGTAAAAGACTTCTTTGATGGAATGTTTGACAACTTTGATCCCGAGCTTACCAACTCTATGGAGGGTGGGTTCGGACGTCTTGGTGAGAAACTCCAATGGCTTGGAAAGATCTTTTCAAAAGCTGGAGATATTCTTTCGTCTGTTGGCGACGTGTTTGGTTGGTTTTGGGATAAAACAATAGGTGTTAAAGATGCCGTTGTTGGCGCTATTGGAAACATTGGAGATGCATTTGTTGGTTTTGGCCCGGCTCTTGTAGATTTCTTTAAGTCGGACGATTTCGACAAGGTCATTGAACTTGCAAAAGTTGCTGTTGGCGGAAAGTTTGCTGGTGTTTTCAGCAAAATTGCAACCGACGGTCTTTCACTTGATTTTACCGGTGGAACTTTAACGGGTTTGAGCGATGTGTTTAGGGGTTTCAGCGGTACTGGACAGGCTGTTAATAACACTCTTAGCAGTCTTTCAGGAACGCTTACGGCAATGCAGACAAATCTTAAAGCGGATACATTACTTAAAATTGCTGGCGCCATTGCTCTTCTTACGGCCTCCGTTGTTGTTCTTTCAATGATTGACACAGAAGCTTTGGTTAAAGCAATGTCCGCATTGGCTGTTGGTTTTGGTCAGTTGATCGGGTCGTTTGCTATATTAAATAGTATTGCTGCTGGACCAGCGGGTGCCGCTAAATTTGCTATTATATCTGCGGGATTGTTGCTCATAACGGGCGCTCTTCTTGTCATGGCAATTGCCGTTAAGATTCTTTCAACAATGTCATGGGAAGAGTTGGGTAAAGGACTTTCATCGATAATTGTTCTTCTTGCTGCTTTAACAATTGCCGTCAATAACATGCCGGAATCGGGCAAAATGATAAGCACCGGTCTTGGTATAATTGCGATTGCTGTTGGTATAAACATACTTGCGGTTGCTATGAAGATATTTGCCACAATGTCTTGGGAAGACATATCTAAAGGTTTGGTTTCGGTTGCTGGTGGACTTGGAATAATGGTCGCCGCTATGAATCTTCTTCCTGATAATATGGTCGCTAAGGGTGCTGGTATTTTGTTTGTCTCCGTTGCTTTGAACTTCCTTGCGGCGGCAATGAAAGTCTTTGCCACAATGTCTTGGGAAGAGATAGGTAAGGGTCTGGCTGCTGTCGCTGGTGGTTTACTTATAATCGCTGGAGCAATGCAGTTAATGCCAGTCTCTATGGTACTTACGGGTCCCGCTCTCATTGCAATCGCTTTTGCTTTGAACATTCTTGCTGGCGCTCTTATGTTGTTTGCAACAATGTCTTGGGGCGAATTTGGTAAAGCTATTGCCGTGATGGCCGCTTCTTTGGCTGTATTAGCAATTGCAGTAAATCTTATGAGTGGTGCTGTTGGCGGCGCAATAGCTATTGGAATCGTTTCCGTTTCGCTTGGTTTGCTGGTAAAAGTTTTACAACAGCTTGGTGGAATGAAACTTAAAGATATTGGTAAAGGCCTTCTTGGCCTCGCCGGCGTCTTAACGGTTCTGGGTTTAGCGACACTTGTTTTAACACCAATTCTTCCCGCAATGTTTGTACTTGGCTTAGCACTTCTTGCAATCGGGGCTGGTTTAGCTCTCTTTGGTTTGGGTGCTTCTCTTGCGGCAGGGGCGTTAACTGTTCTTCTGGAAGCAGGTACAGCCGGCATTGATGTACTCTTATTGCTTATTGATCAGCTTATTATGCGTATTCCGGATCTTGCTGGTGCTCTTGTTGATGGATTCCTTGTTGTAATACAGAGTCTTCTCGACCAAGCCCCGACAATGATTGATTCTCTATTAGAAATCATCGGACAAATACTTCAAGGCATAATTGATCTTTCGCCAAAATTTGCAGAAACACTCATTGCTCTAATTGACGTTGGTTTAACTGCTATAACCGAAAAGGGCCCAGATATTATTGCCGCTGGACTTGGATTATTGTTGAGTTTGCTTGAGGGTATATCAAATAACATTGGTGAAATAACAACAACCGTTGCCGATATTATTATAAAATTCCTTGAAGCACTAACTGAAAAGATTCCTGACCTTGTTGCTGCTGGCGCAAATCTTCTGGTTGAATTCCTAAATGGTATAGCAGATAACATCGCAACCGTTGCCGCGGCTGCAGCAGACGTAATCGTTGAGTTTATTAATGGTATAACAAATAACATCGCAAGCATCATAACAGCAGGAACCGATTTAATTATTGAATTTATATCGGGAATCACAAAAGCAACAGTCGATATTATTGCAGCCGGCACAGACCTCATTACTGATTTTATAACCGGTATTGGTAACGCTGCATCAGATATTGTCACCGCCGGCGTTGATACTGTTTTGGCGTTCCTTGAGGGCGTTGCTGATAATGCTCTTGAGCTTGCTAACGGTGCGGCAGATGTAATTATACAATTCCTAAATGGTATTGCATCAACAATCGAAGAAAAATCCGGTGAATTCCGAGCAGCTGGTCTTCGTATTGCTGGCGCTATTATGGATGGTGTTCTGTTCGGTCTCCCAGGTAAGGTTAAAGACGCCTTTGGTTGGGGATCTGATGTGGCCGGCGGTATTGTAGATGGATTTACAAACGAGCTTAAAATTAAATCCCCGTCAAGAATAATGATGGGTATTGGAACTAATATCATGCTCGGTTTGGTTGCTGGTATGAATGACAATGCAAATAAACCAATAAATAGTGTGACTAAAATTACAAGCAACGTTGTTCGAGCAATTAATACAACACTTGATTCTATCTCTCTTTCCGATTTGGATATATTTGAACCTACGATCAGACCGGTTCTTGATTTGTCAAACGTTACAACGGCGTCTAAAGATTTGTCTAAAATCTTAAATGCTTCAAGCATGACACCAAGTTTGTCATTGGATCAGGCAAATCTCATTTCATCAATTGCTGCTGCGAATCAAGAAGTTCAAACCGAACAAACAGCAACACAAGCTCGAGACGTTATGTTCGAACAGAACATATATTCACCAGAACCGTTGTCGGCAACTAGTATTTATAGAAACACAAGAAGTCAAATTGTTATGGCTAAACAGGAGCTGAGCATCCCATGAAATTTACAAATGTAGATATTTATAGCGAAGGATCTCTTCTTCTTAATTTTAATGTAAGCGATTTAAATAACACATCTCCTCTTGTGTTAACAAATATTGATGGTTTAGATGTTGATGATGTTCAGTCAAGATTCTATAATACCTCTTTTGACGGAACTAAAAAATATCACGACATGGTCATGACCGAACGAGATCTGGTATTTTATATTTCATTAGATCCTCGTTTTGAACTTGGTGATGACGTTTCGGTTTTGCGAGATGAGTTTTTCAAGGCAATATCGGCAAGTCGATCTTCCTCCATTGTAATTAGATTTAAAGATGGAGATACCGTAGTTGCAGCAATTGAAGGCTTCGTTTCAAAAATTGACGCACCAAGATTTAGCAAAAACATGAGTGTTGCTTTACATGTAACTTGTGATGACCCATTGTTCAAGTCTTTAGATAGAGTTATGTATGACGTGACAACATTCACTACCGTTTATAAATTTTCGGTTTTGGATAGTACGTCAACCGCTACTCACGGATTTAAAATGGTGTTGAGATTACTTGAGCCAGCTGGTAAATTAATAATTAAGCCGGATGAATCTCCTTATGAGTGGGAGTTCCATCTTTATCCTTTACTTGTTGATGGGGTAAATAGTGGTTTTCTTGGTGATGATATTTTAACCATATCTGGCGAGAACAACGATCGTTACGTAACAATAGAGCGGTCTGGTGTTATTTACGACATAGCGGATACCATCGTTCCAGGGTCAACTTGGCCTTTGATTTTACCGTCACCAAACGTAAATTCATTTACCATTGAATCCGATTCTCACCCATACGTGTGGTTTGAGCTTTCTTATCACAATGCTCATTGGGGTATTTAATGGATATATTTAAACTAAACCATCAAGAGCTTCACACCGGCGCGACAATTGGGTTTCAAAACGGTAAGATAATTAACGGTTTAAAATCAAAACTTTGGATTGAAAAGTATCGAGAACCCAGCGAATTTAAATTTACGTCAAAGGAAAGTGCCAGAATTCGAGATATTTTACCAGAAGGTACAATTATCTCTCACGTAAATACACCCGAATTAATGATTGTTGAAGATCATCAACTAACAATTGATAGAAAAAAGGGAACGTCAATAGTTACAACGACGGGTAGAGGTTTTGAATCTATTTCTGAAAACCGTTTAATTGGTTCAAACGCTACTTGGACGGTTAACGTTGCTGATGCTGATTATAACTTAGTCATCCCTTCTGGCGCCTGTGAATATCAAGCGTATCTTTTACTTAGAGATCATATGTTACCAGCATATGTTAGTAACTCAAGAGATGGATATTCTCATCTCCAGATAGACTACAACAATGTGGTTAATCATTTTGGAACATCACCATTAGGCGATCGTAAAATTGGTAAAGGAACCGTATACGACAGAGTTCTAGAAACTCTTGCTATTGACGATTTAGGTATTCGTACTCTTCGCCCATATTTGGCCGAAGTTTATGGGGCGGCTCCAATAGGCGAAGACAATTCCGCATACATTCAGATTCATGATGGTGTTGATCGAAGAGATACTATAAAGTTTACATCAATTAGCGGATCGGTCACAAGAGCAGATTTTCTTTGGTCTAGTCGTAATAATAAGAATTCGGCAATAGTTACTGGTCGTTGGATTGATGTTCGTATAAATAATTTAGAAACCGATTACAATAGAAGAGTAGTAATGATTAACGGCTCCGATATTGATGGAGTATATGACGCACCAACTAGTGGTGATTTAACGGCCGCTGCTGCATTAATGTTTGAACGTGGTAGAAATGTGTTACGGTCTAAAAAATCTGTAAGTGTTGTTAGTATGGAATTAGACGCAAGACTTTCCCCATATCGATATCGAACAGATTATAATATAGGCGATTTAGTTAAATTAGAAACCGACTACGATGTTATGACTGATATGCGCGTCACAGAATTTATAGAGTCGGAAGACGAAAACGGAAGCGCTTCGTATCCAACGTTAACTGTAATTCAATAAAGGAGTTATCTTAAATGACAGATTTGGGGCCGATTTTAGTGGCAATAGCTACAACATTGATTGCTTCATCTGGTTTTTGGACTTATTTGTTAAGTAAAAAAAACACAAATAGTGCCACTACTAGGTTGTTGATGGGTTTAGCTTATGATCGAATTACATATTTGGGAATGAACTATATAGAACGCGGTTATATTTCGAAAGATGAATACGAAGACTTTCGAAAATATTTTTACGAACCCTACAAAGAATTAGGGGGCAATGGTACAGCAGATCGTATTATGACTGCTGTTTCGGAGCTCCCTATTCATACAAGCAATTTTCGAGTACAACTTAAACGAGGAGAATCGTGATGGAACCTGTAAATCAGGACACAAATGAAGTTCAGTGGTTTCAGCTGAGCAATAAAACATACAATAAGTTGAAAGCTCTCGTCCAGATCATTCTGCCGGCGTTTTCTACTTTATATTTTGCTCTTGCCGCTATCTGGAGTCTTCCAAACGCAGAGCAGGTTGTCGCAACATCGGCAGCATTCACTTTGTTCTTAGGCACAGTGTTGGGTATCAGCACTCGATCGTACAAGAACACAGCGCATCCATTTGATGGGACTTTAGACGTCTCTATTGGAGATACTGGGATCAAGACATATTCGCTCGAGCTTTTTACTGATCCAGAACAGCTCGATTCGAAAGACGTTGTTAGATTCAAGGTTAAGAGTTAGTAATTCGCAACGACTACAACGCCTATAATGAGAACCTACCGAAAGGATTTATGATGTTTGGGCAACCGCGAAAGCAGTCAAACCCCAAGCTGGAGGACGCCATTGACCGCGTTCTGTCAGAGATGCTGGAGTATGGTCCGGATCACGAGGATTATTCCAACAACATTGGATATTTGGAGCGGCTTACCGCGTTGAAGACAAACACACGTCGACAGCGAGTTAGCCCCGACCAGATGGCATTGGTTGCTGGTAACCTCCTCGGAATCCTGGTCATCGTGGCATACGAGCAGAAGCACGTTATGGCATCAAAAGGACTGGGCTTTGTCATGAAGGCGAAGTAGTCAAGATGTCAAATTCAGAAGTGAGTTGAAACGTATGGGATGTGTGAGATAGAAAGTATATCTTACATGTCCTATACGTTTCGCTCCTTCTACAAGGGTTTTATTTTTTTTCGGCCAAAAAAATCCCGGCGGGGTATTTTTACCGTAAGGTCGCATATTCTACAGGGCTTATGATGAGAATCATCAACCGAAAGGAAGCATAATGTTCAACCGAGCAATCCAGGTAAAGATGGTCAACACAAAGAAGAACGAACAGGAAGTCGTCACTTCTGAGTCGTACTTCGAGAAGAAGGCTGAAGTTATCAGCCGAGAGATCGACAGCATGATGAAGAAGATCGGATTCCTGGCAATCGGATACGTTGTGATTGACACCGCACGCCAGGTCTTGGTGGCAAGAGCCAACAGGTACTGATACCACAAAGCCATATTCCCACAAGGAGTATGGTTTTATCTCGCAGAAAACACAACGGCTATAGTGAGAGAGATCTGAAAAGATACGAGACACGACTGCGTGGGGCCATTAACCCAACCCCCACCCGAGTTGTTAGTTGAGGAGTCTGGAGAGCATCACACACTTCCTGCGGGGTAGCTTTAGAGCAATCTATTGTCCCGGGCAAAAGAAGTGATGTCACAAGGAAAGACCCGAGAATGGACTAACAACCTCTTTTATTTTCGCAAAATAAACAACGCCTATAGTGAGAGAAAGGAATTATCATGAACAAGGGAATCCAGAAGCTGAAGCAGCGTTTCGAAGAGGACCCGATCACGGTCATCGTCGTCGCCTCGCTGGCTGCAACCGCAGCTGCCAAGGTGCTCGATACGATGTCGTCGATCCGGAGCCGCAACGCATACGCAAATCAGATCAACAACCGAGTTCGTTAATCGAACCCTCATAAGACCAAGGTCGTAGCAACGGCTTTGGTTTTTCTCGCAGAAAATACATCGCCTATAATGAGAAGCGATAAGACACGAATGCGTAGGTGAAAGACCTACCTATCGGGCGTGGGAGCATAACCACTAATTACAGATTGCGATGGTCTGTAAGCCTATACTTCTCATATAATTTTTCGATGAGAGGAAGCAATGTATCATTGTAATTGTCGCAAACGTTACGGGTTTTTGAATTTTGCATGGGATGTTTTTATGACATTCCTCACAGCCGGATTGTGGCTGATTTGGATTTTCGTCAGAGAAATGAGGAATAGATGAAGGTATCAACAGTCATAAAGAAAACAGAAAAATCACTGAAAGAAAATTCGCCGGCGGTACTCACGGCCATCGGCGTAAGTGGAACGATATCAACAGCATATTTGGCGGGTAAAGCTGGCTACTATGCAGCTGAAGATATTAATCGAATTCAATATCTTGAAGACCGAGTTTTAGATACAAAAGAGAAGTTTAAGACGACATGGAAGCTTTATATCCCTGCAGTGGTCTCAGGGGTTGTTACAATCGTCTGTGTCGTTAATGCGACTCGTATTGGTACTAGGCGTACCGCCGCGGCTTACACGCTTCTAAGCGTCTCTGAGAGGGCTTTCACGGAGTATAAGGATAAGGTCGTTGAAGTCGTTGGTGAGCGAAAAGAACAAACTGTTCGTGATGGAATTGCTCAAGATCGCGTAACAAATAATCCACCTAGTACCAAAGAAATCTTTGTTACAGGTAAGGGTACCGTGTTGTGCTGTGAGATGCACACCGGACGATATTTTGAAAGCGATATGGAATCGCTTCGAAAGGCGGAAAACGAGCTCAATAAGCGTCTTCTGAATGAGCTGTATGCGACCCTAAGCGATTTCTACTGCATTGTCGGTCTTCCATACACATCGTCTTCTGATGATATTGGATGGGATTCAGATAAGTTAATGGCTCTGAAGTTCTCTACGGTTCTTTCAGACGATGGTCGGCCTTGTATCGCGTTTGACTACAACTACACAAAGCCAATTCCATATTCTTCGTCATGACATTCGCAAAAAATACAATGCCTATAATGAGACCACTCTAAAGGAGAATCTAATGGAAAACGAAATCGTCGAGACCGCCGAAGTCAACGTGACCCTGGATACGGTCAAGAAGGCTGCCCTCACGGGCGCTGCCACAGCTCTTGCGAGCGTGGTGGTGTCCAAGCTGGCAACCGTCCTGATCGAGAAGGGCGCGAAGAAGTTCGCCGATCGTCGGAACAAGAAGACCGAAGACACCGAAAAGTGATCAATAAGCCTAAAGCCCCTACAAGGGTTTTAGGTTTTCTCTTTCTATAAAAAAGGAATCAAATGTTAAAGAAAACCATCACCTATAAGAATTTCAATGACGTGGAAATCACGGAGACTTTCTATTTCAACCTGACAAAGGCTGAAATCATTGAGATGGAGATGAGTGCAGACAATAGTCTGGTCGAAAAGTTCCAGAACATCACAAAGACAGAAGACGGTAAGGCTTTGATCCGTGAGTTCAAGAACCTCATTCTTACTTCTTATGGCAAAAAGTCTGAAGATGGTAACCGGTTCGTGAAATCTGCCGAAGATCGTATGGCTTTTGAGCAGTCGGCGGCCTATGACACTTTGTTCATGGAACTCACAACAAACGAAAACGCATCGCTCGAGTTTTTCACAGGGATTCTTCCTGCTGATATTCAGAACATGGCAAAGCAAGAAATGATCAAGGAAACAGCCAAGCTTCAGGTGCTTCCGCCTCCTCCGCCTTCTAACTCCTGAAAAGAGATCCCATGGATTTTCCTGGAAACAGCCAGAACGTAACTGGTAAAGCTGACAAGGTTCAGCAAGAAAAGAAGGAAGAAGTTACCAAGGTTGTAACAACAACCGCCATCCAAAGAAAGCGTTCATTGAGTAAGCGCTTCAAAGAAGTTTTTCTTGGTGGGGAATTCAAAAGCGCAACCCGTTATATTACCGGAGAAGTGCTTCTTCCCGCTTTGAAAAACATGATTGTGGATGCAACTTCAAAAGGCGTTGAACGAGTTATTTATGGTGATTCAGCCCCTCGTAGGAGAAGCGATATCAGTGGTCGCCCTCGATTCAACTACAGCGCCCCAACTCGAGATCCAAGAACGCGAGGCACTCTTCCCGATCAAGCGCCTCCTTACATGAATTCACGCCGCCGGCAGACGGTAGATGATATTATTCTCATTTCAAGAGAAGAAGCCGATCTCGTTATCGAACGTCTTGGTGATATTGTAGACAAATACGAAGTTGCGTCCGTTGCTGATTTACATGAGCTTGTAGGACTCCCCTCGTCTTATATGGATGGAAAATGGGGGTGGACAAGTATCGGATACGCAAACGTTCGTCAAATTCGTGAAGGATATTTGATCGATCTTCCTCCAGTGGAGCCTATCTGATAAGGAGACTTTATGGGCCTGCCAAAAGAAAGAGAAGCTGTAAAAAAGATTGGGCTTTTCCCCAAGCAGTGGGCTGAAAAAGTCGACAAAATGTCAGATAAACAAGTGCAAGCAATCTATATCCGCTTGAAGAACGAAGGAAAACTCTAACATGAAACTCATCCCCAACGGAGTAACTCAGAAAGTTGCTCGTCAATTGTTGGTGGCAAAGAAGCATTCGCCAAGAGTGCTCTTTGTTGCCGGTATTGCTGGTGTTGTAACCAGTACTGTTTTGGCGTGTCGTGCCACTCTCAAGCTCGAGGAAACTCTTGAGGAGATGGGCGACCAGATCAAAAACGTCAAGTCGCTTAAGGAAGATCATAGCGATGAACTAAAAAACTCATATCCTGAGCGTCAGTACCATAAAGACCTCGTTTATGTCTACGGACGTGGAACATACGAGCTTACAAAGCTGTATGCACCATCTGTGGTTGTTGGGGCTTTGTCTATTGCTGCGCTCACAACCTCTCATCTTACTCTTAGCCGTCGTAACGCTTCTCTGACTGCTGCGTACGCTGCCGTCGCTAAGAGCTTTGATGATTATCGTGAACGAGTCAAGCATGAGCTTGGTGAGGAAAAAGAGCGAGACCTTTATCATGCGGCTGAGATGATTGAAGGGCCTGACGGTGAAAAAGTAAAGGGCGTCGATCCAAACAAATGGTCGCCTTACGCTCGAATGTTTGATATGGGTAATATTAACTGGCAGAAGAGCCCCGATATGAATCGGATGTTCCTTCAGTGTCAGCAGAACTATGCAAATCATCTTCTCCAGTCTCGAGGTCATGTTTTCCTTAACGAGGTTTATGACATGCTTGGATTTGAGCGGAGTAAGGCAGGTCAAGCGGTCGGTTGGGTTGTTGGTAATGGAGACAACTATATTGATTTTGGTGTGTTTGATGCACATAACTCACGCTTTGTCAATGGTTGGGAAGCAAGCATTGTTCTTGATTTCAACGTAGACGGCGTTGTTTGGGACCGGATCTAAGGAGATCATAATGTATATTTCAGAATCAACCAAACAAACTCTAAAAAGCCCAACAATCACGCACGCTGTTGTTGGTGTTTCTTCACTTATCACCGGCGCCGGCATTGGTTATATTTTCGGAAAGAAGCAGAAAAACACGGCTGTTTCTGAATCCGTTAAGAACGAAACACAAGCTTCGTTATTTGATTATCTTCAGGAGCAGGAACTTCCTATGAATGACGCAGGGCAGATCGTCGTCAATGTTGTTGAGAAACAGCCAACAGATGGTAAAAAGATAGATTACGCAGCCCTAACGAAGCCGATCGAAACAAAGCCCGAACCGTCTCCCGTTGTTAATGTTTTCCGAAACGATAACGAAGATTGGGATTACGACGCCGAGTTGTCAACTCGAAATGGCGAAGTTCCATATATTATTCATCAAGACGAGTTTGTTGCTGATGAAATGGGATTCAAACAGGATACTGTTACATATTACGTGGGTGATGATATTATGGCTGATCCTATGGATACCCCAATCTACAATTACTCAGCATTGATGGGTGATCTTCGGTTTGGGCACGGATCAAAAGACCCAAACGTTGTTTATATTCGTAATGAAAAAATGCATATCGAATGGGAAGTCCTTCGACATACCGGTCATTTCTCTGTAGAAGTGATGGGGTTAATTCGTGAGCAAGAACTTGAAGATGAAATCAGACATTCGTCTGTAAGAAAATTCAGAGAGTTCTAAATCATGGATGAGCCTATTGAAGATGTGTATTTCAACTGGCTCTATTCGAAGGTCGCGTCAACCAACGTTCCGACACCGTCAAATAGTTACTGGACGTTGATGAGAGATTTACACGCTACCGAATTTGTTTGGATTGTATCAGGTGATG